GAATCAGTTCCAATTCCGACCAGTCCAGCAGATGTAATATACATTTTTGCAGTACCAGCAGTTGCTATGGCAAATGAGTCGGTATTATGAAAATAACTTATATATCCTCTGTAAGAAGCATCACCAGATGTTCCGTCTGCAAAATGTATTTTACTCCCACTAGAAGTTCCAGCTACAAGAGTGATACCAGCATTGCTTGAACCAGCAACAACTAATTGATTTGCGTGGTCATTATAACTTGACGGAGACGCAGTTCCAATTCCTAATTTTGATGATGAACCAAGTATTAAATCATCTGTACTAGCATCCCATAGCATATAGCCATTTGTTGCTGTATCTCCAAAAAACTTAACATCATATCCAGTATCATCTACACCTACTGTAAGTGTATTATCTATTTGAAAAGCACCATCAATATCTATGGCATCTACATTAAGTGTTCCATCTATATCTACATTACCAGATATATCTAATTCAGTTGCTATTACTTTTGAATTGGTTGTGTCTACGCTTAAAATTGATGTACCATCTGCTTGAGAAACATCAAACGTAGTTGTAGAATTAGCATCTGGAATAACTTCTATATGTCTTGTTGAAACTTTAATTGCAAATGTATTTACGCCATCTCCGTCTGTAATTGCTACTAAATTAGTAGTGTCTCCTCCACCATCAGGTAAGGATAAAAGTTGAGGGTACGAGCTTGCAATTGTTTTATTAGTTAATGTTGCCATAGTATCTTCCTTTAAGTTGGCTCTGGGTCATCCCATTGTTGTGATTGTTCTTCCCATTTTAATTGAGATCCTTCTGCACCACTCCAGCCTATATCATATATAGCTTGCATAACTGTGGTTGCCGCAATTCGTAATGCAGTAAGCATTATTTCAACGCTACCATATTTGTAGCTGTTGTATTGGTATCGTCTACCCTATCGAATTTTACTGGGAGTAATTGCCCTGAGGCTAAATTTTTGAATACGATTGCTTCGCCTGACCCATAAAGGTCTAACGCTACATCTCCACCTACTCCTACATAAAGAGCTAAATAAGGTGAGCCTGTAACATCTGCACTATCGTTTGGAGATACTGCTACAGCATTTTCATAAACCATTTGATTTAAAGATTCTACTACAGAGTATTTTCGTGAGTTTGCCATCTTCTTTCCCCTATGATATGATACCTTACCGAGCTTGACATATTCTCATGGGTATCTTGGTTAAATGGGGGCAGACTTAACCACCCCCATTAAGTAGTTAATTAAGTTTACAGATTAATCGTTAGTAAACTTATATCCACGAGTTGCATGGAGCAATCCACAGCCCCAAATTGCATCAGCAACCATCTTAGTTCCTAGATAGTCAATGTCGTATTCACTTTGCATTCTTACATTTTGTTGCATTGCAAATCCAACCGCTGATTTATGGAAAATAACTGCACTAACATTTGTACCGCCTGTGCCTAAAGCATTTGTCATTAAGACAGGCATTCCAAAATGCTTTTCAATCATACCAGTTTCAAATGCACCGCCTGCTTTTCCAGTCACATCATATCTTGCAATACGATCTTCTTGAGGCAAGTCTGCATATAGAGTAGGATTAACAGCCAGCATTAATTCACCATCACGATAATCAAGATCAGCTTCGCCTAATGAAACTAGAGCTGCTTGCATTTCTGCTTGAGTAATCACATCATCAGTTGCTAAAGTAGCTCCAGATGAAATCGTGATAATTTTACTTGCAATATATTCATCAATCTTTTTAGCTAAAGCATAGCCAAAAGCTTGAGCATATTTTTCAACCATTCCTGGATTGGCTTGAATAACTGCTATGTCTTCAAACAGCTTGCTTACATAGTAATGTTGATCAATTGCAATATCTGCAACTGCACCAGCATCTGTATCGTATGTAAGAATAACGTTTTGTTGTTTTTCTACTACACCTGTTTCAGAAAGTAAAGGCACATGAATTAAATCTCCTTTGCCTTGAACCATAGAACTGTAGTCCTCTACAAGTGGTCTAAAAACTAATTTACGTTCTAGATAATCGTATACATATTCTGACCAAAGCTCTGGAATGAATACATTTACTTCTGCTAAGCCTGTATTACCAGCTCCTATTGCACTATAACCCATTATTATCTCCTATAAGATTCTAATATTTGACTCCAATTTTTTTTACGTTCTTCAGGACTCATATCGATTACTTTGCCAAGTTTTTGCGTTGGCACAGTTCCTTGCCTATCGGGAGGGTTGTCCTTCTGTTCGGCAAATTCACTAACGATATTAAGTAAAGTTTCAGTATCTACATTGGAAAATTTTTCTCGTTTAGATTCAGGAAGTTTAGCTAAAGCATCATCTCGAAGTTTCAAGTCCATTGATTCCCATCTTTCTTTATATGGTTTGTATGATTCAACTTCCTTAACAAGCTCAACATTGAGTTCTTGCCATTTTTCTTCTTCTTGGAGCTTTGCTCTCTTATTATCTTCCTGTTGTTTTTCAATGGCTATCATTTTATCTCTAAGTTCATTTCTTTCAGAGATGACTTCGTTTAGCCTTGAAATAGGTACATTGTTTTCGTCTTTAGTGACGGGTTCCTGTTTTACATCTGTTTCGATGGGTTGTTCTTCTGACATTTTTACCTCTTAAGTGAGTGGTTAATTTGCAAGAATAACACTTGCATTAAAAGTATACTATAATGTAACTTAGATAAGTAATCTAATGCAAGAGAAAAATTACGAATTTAAAAAAAAATGGTTCGAGTATCTTGGATACCAACCACATGATGGTCAATTAGCTCTTCACTATCCAAAAAAGTATAACGCCCGTTTCAATGTTATAGTTTGTGGTAGAAGATTTGGAAAGACTTGGGCTAGTGCTATGGAAGCTACCTATGTTGCCTCTCAACCCAATAAGCGTATTTGGGTAGTGGGTATGTCTTATAAAAAGGCTAGATTGATATTTAGAGAGATATGGCAAAGAATGGTTATTGGTCATGGAGATGATATAGAAAGAGCCTCTGAAAAAGATATGCTAATTAAATTTAAGTGGGGAACAACTGTTGAGGGAATGTCAGCAGATAATCCAGATTCATTAGTGGGGGAAGGACTCGATCTGTTAGTAATTGATGAGGTTGCCAAGATGAATAAAAAGATTTGGGATATGTATTTATCTCCAACTGTTGCTGGCAGAAAAGGTAAAGTTATTTTTATTACAACTCCTGAAGGTAGGAATTGGATTTATGATTTATATAAACTAGGCGATGTAGATGATATATGGGCTAACTACACTTCTCCATCATGGAAAAATCAACATGAATTTCCTTTAGGAATTGAAGACCCAGCAATTATAGAGCGTAAGCGTAATATGTCTAAAGAATTATTTGGTCAAGAATTTGGAGCAGAATTTTCTGTATTTGAGGGAAAGGTTTGGGATTTTAATAGAGAGTTAGACACGGGGGATTTTCCTTACGATCCTAACTTGCCTACTTACTGTACAATTGACTTTGGCTTTCGTATGCCAGCCGTTTTATTTATTCAAACTTACTTTGATGGAGAGTTTGAGCATATTAGAGTATTTGACTCTATCTTACACAAAAAAGATATTAAGACCGATGATTTAATTAAGATGATTAAGGTTAAAGGGTATCCAATAGTAAGCTATTATGGCGATCCAGCTGGTTCTAATGTTCAAGGGCAAAGTGGTGCTGGAGATATGGAGATATTTAGAAGAAGCGGTATTAGGGTATTGTCTACTAAAGATAGAAAAAGTAGAAACATTGTTAATAGCGTAGCGTACACTAGAGGATTTTTTGAAAGTGCTGAAGGCATTAGAAGAATCCATGTAGATAAAAAGTGTGTAGATGTAATACAAGATTTTGAAGAGTATAGGTATCCTGAGTCTGAAGATGGTAAACCGATTAAGGAAGAGCCTATAAAAGATGGTTATCACGATCATGGGAATGATGCTTTTAGATATTTTATTATAAACAGATTCCCCATGAAAAATAGGGAAATGAAGAGGATTCAAAGATGATAGACAAAGTTATTAAAGATAAACTAAGCGAAGCTAAGATGATGATGGCTCATAACAGAAGAGCAGAAATACGAAAACACTTAGATTATTATTCTGGTACTTCAACTGAGCAGTATATTAGGCAATACTTTACAGGAGATGCCTTTACTGAAATACCTCCATCCTTAACAAACTTTACAAGAAAGTTTATCAACAAGGTAAGTGGAATATATACACTTGGTGCTAAAAGAAATACTGGTAGTACATCAGACCTTTATCAATCGTTAACACCTACTAAGGATGTTAGATTAAAGCATTCAGAGCGTATGACTCGTTTATTAGGTACAATTGCCAATAGAGTCTTTTGGACTAATGGCAAATTTGAATACAGACCTATTTACTATTTTGAATCTTACTTTGGAGAAAATCCATTTCAACCTATAGCGATTACATATCCACTTTTAAATCAAGTGGCTGATCTTTCTAATACTCAAGAACTACAATGGGAATATTGGGATGCAGAAAAGAATGTAATTATGAATGAAGATGGAGATATTATTTATCAAGAAGAAAATCCTTATGGTATTTTACCATTTTCATTTACACATAGAGAAGATCAAATTGATTCTTTTCATGTAGAAGGTGCTAGTGATATAATCAATTGCAATGAGCAAGTAAATATTAGTATTACAGAAATGAATTTAGGATTGAGATTTAATATGTTTGGTCAGCCTTGGGTTAATGGATTGCAAGCAGATCAAAATATGATTCGTGCTGGGTCTAACACTATCCTAGACATGGGAGATGAAGGTAAATATAATATTACTAGCCCTAGTGGAAATATTACAGAGGCTATTCAAAATATTAAATTCCAAATAGAATTAGTTGCCTCAAACAATCATCTATGGATTCAATGGGCAGAGTCTGGTGGAGAAGTTCCTAGTGGTATTTCATTGATGGTTAAGGATATGGAAAGAAAAGAAGACTACTACGATGATATAGCTCTTTGGAGATTGTATGAAAAAGATTTGTATGAGATTGAAAGAGTCATTGCTTCCTATAATGGAATTAACCTCTCTGAAGAATTTGGTGTAGACTTCTATGAAGTAGAATACCCTAAAACAGTTCAAGATCAAATACTAAAAGATAACTTTGATTTAGAAAATAATTTAATTACACAAGCAAAAATAATGGTTCGTGAAAATAAAGATTTAACAGTAGAACAAGCTCAAGCCATTATAGACAATAACAGAGGGTTTAATGAGCAAACAAAGCAACAGTCAATCTTTAATAGCTTTCGTCAAACGCCTGGACAAGATCAACGATCTTGATGTTGATTTAAAAGGCGATATAAAAGAAATATTAAAAGATCCTATTTCTTGGGCTACTGCTCAAGCAGAAGAATATATTAAAAACAACCAAGATAAGTACCTAGAAGCTAAAAAACTTGGAAAGGAGTTTTTTGATGAAATTGAAAATATCAGTAGGGGTTGATTTTGGTAAGTTGGCAAATGAGATGCCAAAAATAATAGAAAAAACTACTCAAAGATATGCTCGTAGTGCTGAAAAAGGGTCTAAAGAAGCTATTGATAGAGGAGTAACTCCTAAACTTGAAGAATCGACTATCGCAAGAAGAAAAAGAAACAAGACTGGTGGTTCTAAACCTTTATTTGAAACGGGAGCATTATATCG